TGGAAGTTATGTAGCTTATGACCTTGATGGATTAAACCCACATAGTTATTTTGCAGAACTAATTAAGGCGGGTATAGAAACTGAAGGTGAAATGAATGCTTTTGCAGCAGTTTTTATAAAGTCAATAGAACCATTTGTTGGTGAGGATATTTTATTCGGTGCTGCAAAAGAAATATCTCTTAATGAAAATTCTTATGGTGGAAGAATATGGAAAGACACTGATTCATTTGATGTTAAAACTGCAAAGTTGGTTGACCACCTTTACAAGGCTGTAGAGCCAGGTCTTTTATCTATGGTAACAAGACCAATCAGGAAAACAATTAAAGGAGAAGATCCAATAAAGTCTTCTATGGATGAGGTAAAAGCACTTACAGGTATGAGACCATATAGGATAGATCCTATTAGGTCTTTGTCTTTTGACTTATATGACAAGAGAAATAAACTACGTAGCATATCAAGAGACTTAAATACTGATAACTTTGATAGATTAAATGATGATGCTTTAGCAATAAAGCAAGAAATTCATGAACTAGTAAAGGCCGCTTATAGACTTGGTGCTGAAAAGAAGGATGTAGATAAACTTTTAATTAAGCAGCTGGGAAGAATAGGTGCATTTGAGGTGACAAACGGAAAGTACGTACCTCTGCAGATCAAAAAGAAAAGATAATAAAAAGAGAGAGCCCAGCTACTGTCTTCACCGGGCTCAACTTCAAGAAGGGAGTGACTACCTCCCTCTACTAATTAACTTAAATACAAATAATCAGCATGGTCGAGCGTAACAACCATGATAACGTAACAAACTTACAAAATTTCTTTCAGTAATTCAATAACAACCTCACAATCTTTTTGATTTCTTGGCATAAATAATGCAGGACTCTGCCCTGTGTCAACTAAATGTTTCTTGAACAGCTTCCATCGTAAAGGAAAAGCTTCGTTCGGATTACCTTTACATTCAATAATAAACCTTGGTGGCTTATGGGTGTCAATGAAGTCCGGTGTATATTTGATTGGTAGTATTTTTTTGTAACCTTTTTCGTGTAGGACCTTTTTCTTTGGAGTCTTTTCAAATGTAGACATATTAAAATCAAAGCCATCAACAATCGTATACGTATTACCTTCATAGTCGGCAGGTATTTTATTCTTCTTAAGTAGACGATACATGTGCAGTTCAAGTTTACTTGCGAACTTTATACCATCTTGCTCTACCTTGGTAGAACGAGTAATCATTTTATTCTTAGTACGTTTCCTCATTGTCCTCACGTATAGTAATTATGTTTTGCAAATGAAGTATATCGGAGAAGTAATGGTGCGCCTCTTCATCATTCTCTGCTATGCACCATCTTGGTTCTTCTCCATACTCTATTGTGTCTTTTGTTTGAGCGATGTACCTATTGTATGGCCCTATTTTGTTTCTCCATAACATCTCCATTACCTCTTCATAGAATCCATCAAACTCAATCATTGACACTAGGGCTTCTTGATCTGTGCAAAGAAGCTCTGATGCCTGCCATTGAACTTCATAAGCTTCATAGGTTGTAACGCTTAAATCCAGATCGTCACTAACCTCTACGTAATAATAATAATCTTCTTCGGCATGTTTCTGCATGAATCCAATCATAAAGATACTTAAGGATACATACTCATCTGTCTTTAACTCTCTATTAAATACTATTCGGTCTATTCCTGAGTTCATCTATTGCTCTTTGTAAGTACAGTACCTGATCCATGGCTTCTTCTTTAGCATGCTCAAGCCACTCTATCAAAGATAGTGGATTTCCTGATAATGTAGTTCCATATTTAGCAATTCCTTTTTGACTTCTTTCTTGAAACAGATCTACAACCTTTCGAACTGTTGGATCTCCATCCTTCATCATCTCATAATATTTCGTTACACTATCACTCATACTTTTTTATATAAATCTATTATTGATTTGATGCCTAGCTCGATAACCCTACAACATATGTAGTACATTATAAATTGAATCATAGTTATTTAATTAGTTCTTGTTCTTTATTCGTCTTGGAAGTATCTGTCTTCATATCTTCCTTCAGTAGATCGAGAGCTTTCTGGTAACCTTCCATACGTTTTAAGGTCTCTAGCGTCCCAATCGAGAGGTCTTTTAGGTTTGACAGTTGACTTAGTAGGGCCTGAATTATTCCCTCCTGATTCTTTACCTTGTTCTTTAGCTGTATTAGTTCGCTTTCCTTCATTACTCATTATTTAATTATGATTTAATATATATATAAGATAACCTAGCGTGACGTTTATGTTTACCAGTACTAAGTTCCATTGCTTTGCTATGAACACTTGAGGTATAGATAATATTCCTCCAATGACATATGTGTAACCACCTATAACGTCGTAAGTAATAAGATATGGAGACATCATTATAAATGAGGTTCCCATATAGCCTAATCTATTTGATATTCTTTCCGCAGGTGTCAGCCTTTTCTGCTTCACCATTGACTTCAGTAGTGACCTGTAGTATTTGTTCATCTGTTTTATCTAAAGAGCAAAAGCAGGCGCCTACATCAAGCCAGCAGTCGCAGATTCTTTGTTGCATTTATTTAATTTATTACTGTTACACTAAAACAAGTGTGTAAAACGGGCTATCTGTCCGTGTTCCTTGGAGTGAATAAAACCTTCAACAGCTTTCGGAGAGTGCTGATACCCTTTTCGATGGTGCCATGAATCAGTTCCGGATGGAGATCGTAGTGCTTCAACAGTAACTCCGATGTAATCTTTAGAAATCTTATGGTGTACATGATGCATATAAACATACCTGTGCTTTGATTTACTCCAGTCGTCTTTAGATTCCTGAGCCATGAGCAATGGTAGGTCTTGTTGTTTTGCTCCATCTCCATGAGTTGTTCCAATTAAAGAGTTTCCGTATCGGTAATATTTCCTGTGAGATATACTCACATCGAACGTCACGTTATCACAATCTTTATACCATGTTTTAATACTGTCGGCTAAAAAGAAACCATTAGTATAGTCATGGTTAGATGGGTTATAAACCACATGGACATCAGCTATCTTTATCAACTCATCAATAACATCGACATAAAGCTTCTTCGCTATTAGAAAATTGTTATACCACATTCCATCCGTGTCTTGTGGAGTACCAGAAGTCGTCTTTCTTGATGGTGTGTCGATGTGTAGTATATCATTACCCGCAACGAACAACACCTTATCTATGTTAAATCCATTTGATTTTTGAATGATACCTTTTACACCATCCATAACTCTCTGCACTGCAATTTGATTATTGTAATCCTCTCCGGTTTCAAAACTAGAAGCTAACTTCCCAATATGTATATCAGCAGGATCAACAACAAGTAAGCAAGCATCAGAATACTTTTGTCGCTCAATTTTTTCATATTTGAATGTGTGATTATTTACATCTTCAATGTGATCCCTCAGCATATCTTCGAATGTGGGACCGCTTTCAGAGCTGGGTCTGAATTGTATTGACCAGGCTTTGTCTTTGTTCCAGGCCATACCGACACTGTTAACATCAATACCTCTTTCAATACATGCCTGGGTTAAAGCAGGGTGTTCTTTTTGTTTATTTAATCTAGTGGATTCTCTATAGAGTTTTTGATAAAGTTGTTTAGATGTATAATCCGTTATGCCATACTTACTAATCAACGCATCAGATATTTTGTAAAAGCTAAGTCCTTTCTCTTCCTTTATAGAAAGACCTTCATTAATAATATTTGTATTAAACTCTATCATAATCTTCAGTTTGTTTCTTTATTTCATCAACCTTAGAAGCAAGAGAATCTAGGCTTTTCTTTAGCTTGTTGTCTTCACTAGGAACAAGTAAATAAAATTCTATCTCCCTAATCATTTTAAAGAGATTCTTAGTAAGTAAAGTTATGTACTTGCGTCTGTGGTTCATGTCTTATCTTGGTGAGAAAGAAAGCTATCACCTAGTGCTTTATCTATTCTCTTTATAGCCCTATAGATTATCCTTGATTTTTTCCTGGTCTCATCCCTTAGGGTTTTTGTTGACGTTGATCCTAAGTACATATACAAAGTAGCGTCAAGCCTAAGCATTGAGTCTATTTTCTGTGCATCAGACAAACTTTTTCTGCCTATGACCTTGTCACAAAATTTAGAAACATCGACCTCAAATATATTAAAGTTCCTTTCTATTTTCTCTATCTCTTTCTCGAATATTCTTATTCCTTGTTTCATAATACCTGTAATTTAAATATTTGTGTTGAGTTATCAAAGCTTATCTACATTTTTTTCATACATACTGGTGTAAAGTCGGTAAACTGTGGGCATCCATTGATCTTTTTGATATGTTTTACCTGAATTTATCTTCTTAACTCTTCCTTTATCTATATACTCAACAGTAAGAGAATACTCATCTCCAATTGGTATTGGATATACTTTTATCTTTCTATCTATACACCAACACATGGCTTTCTGCTCTTCTTTTGTAGGAAAATATTTGTCTTGCGGTTTATTTTTAGGTCTTCCCATTAGAATGGTAGGTCATCCAGCACGAACGCCTCGTCTGGACTCACTTGTTTTAAGGTTTCTTTTTCTTCTCTATCAAATACAAATGTTGGCGGCGTGTTTCCAACATAATATCTACCTGATGGTATGTGGTAGTTAAATATTTCTCTACCCGCCATCTCTCCTTGGAACTTCATCTTAACTTTTTGCGTAATGAACTCCACTTGATTCTTGTCTATGTCATACTCTCCTTCTTGGATAGATTCAAAGTGTCTGTACACCGTGAAGCCATCGTGAGTTTGATTTCTAAAGTCTGCTGATCCTGATACATCATAAAGAGTTGGCTTATTATATATACCTACTTCATTCTTCTGCATCTTAGTTGGATGAGCAACTAAAAATATAATTACGTTATTCATTTGAGCGAACATAGTTAGCTGTGTAAGTACACGCTTTATTCTACTCAACTCCTTGTCTTTGTTGTCATCAAACTCAAGCTTATTAAAAGCATCTATAACAAATATGTCCACCCCATAGATAAACATCTGCTCCTTGAATTTTTCGAGCAGCCAACCCCATGTAGGAAACTGTCCATTGTCCGGAGATGTTAAGTACAGTCTTTCTTGCGCCCAATCTTGATACCTCTTTACCTCATCTTTACTAACCCTTGGTAGACCTGGATTATCCTGAAAGAAATTACGTCCATAGAACTTTTCAATGAATGTGGTTTGATGTAACGCCATTGGATGATGTTCAGGAGAAAAGAATGATGCCTTCATGTTGTAATCTTTCATGATGTTCATGACGTACCACTCAACAAAATTAGACTTACCGTGAGATGGTATTCCTGTGGCCACACATAGGTGACCTCTCATGACACTGAATATATCTTTAAGATTTCCAAACGAATGGTGCTTCGGATAGATGGTGTCGGGCATACCATTCTCATGCAAGCTCATGATGTCCTCCATCAAATCTTCAACAGTAAATGTTCCACTGGCAGGGTACTTCTTTGAGTTGTTGATTGAGTTTTTTAATACGTCCTCTCCCTCTAATAAATCATCATTAGCATCTTTGTTTTTAAAGTGAACTCTTTCACATCTGTAGCGCCCTAGTCGTTGCGCTATCTTTTCTGATACAACCTCCCCTTTATCATCATTATCTGTACAGATGTAAAACTTATCTACATCCTGCAAGTATCTCTCACAGTTAATCCAAAAATCATCGTTGTCGTTGGCTCCATTGGGAATACTTATCGTATTCTTATATCCACACTGATGCATTGCTAAGACATCAAACTCTCCCTCAACAATGTAGACTTCCTTCTGACCAACAGCTGCATTGATGTTATAGAATATTGGCTTAGTTTGAGATGTTTGTGTGAAGTTTTTACTTCCTGATCTATACTTCTTATTTACTAGAACATCTCCCTCAAAGTAATTGAACACGATGTTGTTCATTTTCTTGCCTGCTTGAGGTTGAAAGTATTCTTCTTCTGACACGTTCAATTGTTGCAGTGTACCTTGTCTGATACCTCTAGACTCACACCACTTAACCATAGAATCAGATAGCTTAGTGTAGTTGTGCCATGTTTGTGCAGGGATCTTGTATTCTTTCTTTATCTCATCCTCTTTGTTATCTCTAATACTTATTGCTTCACAGTGATGACACTTTGCAACTCCCTTGCTTATGTTAACACTTAAGCTTCTGTCTCTTTTGTTCTTCCTGTCTGGTGTACATCCTGGACAAACAAGTTTTACTTGACCGCTTGTCTTTCCTTTTAAATCTATTTTGTTCCATTCGATTGTATTCATAAGGTTGGTTTTTTATACTTGACTAGTTTTCTGCCATTCATTCCCTTTCCTGTATGCTTTTTATACCATGAGATAAAATGCTTCTTGAAATCATCCGTACTGTGAGTTGTCTTTCCTTGTACCATTGCATGGTTAGTAAACTTCTCTAAGTAATCATCAAACTGCTTCTGTGATAATACATAGTTGTTCTTGACTGCCTCTACCCATAACTCTTCTGATTGGCAAATAGACTTGACTTCTCTTGTCGACGAATACTTATTATCTTTATTATTGTTATTATTATTATTAGTAGTGGGGGTTTGAATGGGATTTGTGTGGGATTTGTGTGGGATTTGTGTGGTATCTCCATCATCACCATCTCTTTTACCGAACTGATAACTGTCATATTTACAGACGATTACAACTAAATACTTGTTGCTTCCCTGCGTGGTGACTTCTTTAGTTTTTATAAGCTTACTAAAAGCACCTCTTACTTGGTCCCTTGTTAGCCCTAATTCATCAGCAATTTTACTGTAAGATGATATAAAAGTTCCTCTTTTAATAAGGGTATCTTCCCACTCCTTGTCCCTATAGTTTGCTTTGATTAAGCAGTGTATAAATAGCCGTGATACGTTGGCATTTGAGTACCATTTCCACGACAATATCTTTCTATTTAGTTGGATAAATGTATTTGTCATGACCGAAGTATTGTTTCTTAATGTGTTCAGGTATTAAGTCTATTGAACTTTTTATATTGATCGCTCTATGGATTAGCAAACCATTGAGTCTCTTCGTTTCGTACAGGTCCTCTGCTATTGTTTCAAACCTAGTCTCTGAACTATATTTATGTATAGCAGGTATGTTCTTTACTATACTGGTCTGAATACTAACAAACAACTTACGTAGTTCCTTATCAAACCTTATGAAATCAGGAACTTTTCTCCACGCATGAAGAACGGTGGCATGATTTCTATTAAATATATCTCCAACGGCTTGCATAGAAAGGGGTGTATATGAGTATAGGAAATACATGGCCAACTGCCTTGGCTCAACCACTTCTTTTTTTCTAGTGTTTAGGTCCTTCTCAACGCTTCTTCCTGCGTGTTGATTGATTATCTTGAGTACTATATGTGGGTTTAGTTTTGCTGTCTTCATTTTTGTTGTTTAAAAAGGGGGACTGATACCGCCCCCCTGTTATTATTAATTAACCTAACTAATCTTCTAACTAGAAAGGTAAATCATCCGCCACCTCTTGAGTTTTAGATACGGTTTCAAAGGGTTGTTCTGCCTTTTGTTGAGGCTGGTCCTTTGACGGCATTACGGTACCTAATTTGTACCTCTGTTTTGTTTCACCGTTGTAACCTCCTAAGGATTTAGAACCATCGTCCCAAGTTACTAGGTCAAACCATACAGTCTTACCCCACTGTTCGCTTTCTGTAACTGATTTAGCTACCTCTCTCATGAACTTACCCAACTCTGTTGCGTTAAGTCCTACTCGTTCTTTGTTTGCAATGTTTGCCATACAATTAAATTAAAGTGTTAATGATCCGTTCACCAAGACCAACGGATAGGTCTGTTAAATACTCTCTGCATATTTCTATGCGCTCATACAATCTCTGAACATCCTCATCGTTGTATTCGATGTGAAACTTTTTGATTCTAAGTTCCTCGGGTATGTCAGCATACTGAAGTCTTTCGTACACCTCTGCTTCGAGGTCCATAGGTACTTCAATCATTCCTAGTTTCCAACCTAGTCTTCTGACCTCGTCCTGTATTAGCTGTGTCGGTGTGTCGACCAAGCAATATGCAAGCCAAGACTCTTTCTTACTGGTTAAAACCATGTAACCTAACAACTGCCAGTAATAATCTTTACTAGGCAGTAACTCTTCGTACATGGGGAAGGTTGTGTAATCCCATGACGACTTAATATCAATCAATCTATCTCCAATAATATCGGGTGTGCCACAAATGTAATCGTTCGTAAAGAACTCATCATTCTTTTTTGTGTTGTGTCCCGTTACTCTATTGTACATAGCGATTGAATCATCCTCGACTTGTTTACCTTTGTCAAGGTACTTCGACTGTATTTCAGTCGACTTTCCAAACAACACTTCCTTGTGTATCTCCTGGAGGTACCTCTTAGTAGTGGCTGATAATGAATCCTTTTTATTTCTAGGATTTGTCATCAACTTGCCAAGAGCAGAGCATCTAAACAGGTAGTTATCAAAGCTTGCTGTTTTCATTTGTTAAGTATATGGTGTAGTGTTCCTTTGCTACTAATACCAAAGTGTTCCATTGTTATTTTATAAGATCCCTTGATCTCATGAAACTCTCTCACCTCCTTCTTGTCATATTTTCTCACAAAACTTGTAGCGTGTAGCGCTCTTTCTATTCTTTTTTGTGCTGGTATATCCATGATGTTATCCTTCATGGTTCCTATTGCTATGTTGTCGACGTGATTGTTTTTCTGATCACCATCTAAATGTCTAACAACAGTTCCGGGTTCGTATATTCTTTCTCCAAACTTTTGATAAGCCTGAAGTCTGTGGGCAGAAGCATTCTTATTATCTCCATTCTCATCTCTTATCTTGAATCTAAGGTAGCCGTTCTGACTGTAATGTCCAACGGTAGATCCTTTTATTCCAATAACTTCACCTTCCTTTGTAATTCTATAGCCTTTATCGTAGGCTTTCTTTTCGTTCTGATTAAATGCCATATCTATTTCTTTTTAAAGTCTTCTGATTCATCCTCACCAAACACTCCAAGTTCATAGAAACCTGTTAGTTTCAGTACTGCCCTAGACATTGCACGTTTCTCTGCCATCTCCATAACGTACCACGTGTTGCAGTTACCATCACCACCTCTACCTTTTAGGGCAGAACCAAATGTTTCGATAGGTGTTTCGTCTTTCTTTGCGTTAGCCTTTACTACTGCAAAGTTTGGTTCACACTTTATAACATCGTAGTTGATGCTTATCTTTTCAACACCTTGTATTTTGTCGATACCTGCACGGGTGATGATAGTGTAGTGTTGATGTTTGAATACATCATCTGGTGTTAGCTCATACTTCTTGTATAGCTTCACAATCTTCTCTCTGTTTTGACTCATAGTCTTCTTTGATTTTAGTTAAATTAGGAATGTTTAGTTGTTCAGCATCCTGAACATCTTTCTTTAGTTTATTTATGGTTTGCTCTAGCATGTTGTACTTGGTTCCGATCAGTCTTTCACTTGCTCTTGTAGCTATCATTGAAATAGATAGGTACTCTAAGCTGTTAGTGTGAGCATACCAAACAGAACTATCAGGGATTATATTATATAAGTCAGATGTTGTGTTGTACATCTCTATCTTATCTCCATCCTTCTCTATTTTTATATGCCTTAAAAAGTAACACAGAGTTCCATCGCTAAACCTGTTTAGATTATGCCAAGTAGGGTCAATTCTTTCCCATAGATCTCGGATCATCTCCTCTCTTTCTTTCATATAAATCTTTTTATCTTAGAATAATATCTCTCTCTTCTTACGAGTAACACAGCTCTGTTCTTTGCTCTTCTACAAAAACCCTCGTCAGACATCTCTAGGTGTCCGTATCTTATCGATAAATTGATTATCGAAAATTTCAGACTCATAATTTCTGTTTCCACCCACTTCAGGTGAGCCTTTCTTCTCTTTCGTTTCCCCTGATACATCCTCAAAGTCAACTTCAATCTCGTTAATAGATTCATTTTCTTCTTGATTTAATGATTGTAAATACTCTTGTTCCATCCAATGTAACTCCGGTCTAAAACATTCCCCGAAAAATTCAGGGTTGTTGATCATCATCTTCTTTGTTGCTCCCATAAATAGTTTTAATTTGATTAGACTCTAGGTAGTCTCGAACACCAGTCCACCAAACATTCAGTTTATATAATAAATTAATCTGAAACTGGCTTAGGTTTTTATAGTTCTCATCTTCCATGTTGTAAATATAATTAAAGTGTTTGTATCTACCAAAAATTGTTGATAACTTACCAACTTGCATGATAGTAATACTCATCGTCGGGGTTTGCTTCTAAATCTTCTTTAAGTTTCCACCTTGTTTCCGTAAGCTCGTCCCAATAATAGTCATCTATTTCTGTTGATCCGAAGAAAAATCCTTCTGATGGAGGAAGCAATGCTTGTGCCTCCTCGTCGTCTCTCTTTTCTAGAACCCTTTCAATAGTTAAAATTAGTTCTTCTATCTTACCATGCTCTACATGGTATGTACCGCAATTATCATTTCCATCTTGAACATTCTCAACAAACCAGTTGTGTATGGAGTTCATTTTTCTCCAGTACATGGCCTCAAACTCTAGGTATGATAACTTGGATAAGTCAATAGCATGACTACCTTTGAACGCCACGCCTTGAAACCTTTTCTCTGGCGGGTTGTGTGACCAATTCTTAACGTACTTTTTTCGTGATAAATACATATCTAATCCCATATCTCTCTTTTTAAATTGTGTATATTACTGTTTCTTTTTGTTCGTCTCCATCCCAATAGCCGTACCATGCGGCACCGCCATCATTACCCTCGTCATCTGACTGAAGGCACATCACTGATCCGTCAGTGAATATAATCTGCAGTGGTCTTTTGTAAAACATATATTCCTCTGCTAGTTTTTCGCTCAAGTACTCTACTTTCTTTATCTTCTTACCTTTTAGTAGATCGTTGAACTTTTTCTCGTGATACTCTTGACTCTTCCAGTCTGGTTGAATTACCTTACTCATCTTGAATGAAATTATTGTTATTGTGTGTATCTATTATCTCATAGTGTTCACTATGCATGGCTAGTTGCCTAGCATCGGCTAGGTGATTAACCCAACAAATGTTGTCAGGTCTCTCTAATCCGTAATATAAATTAACTTGGTATCTTTTGTTTGTTTTCATGTGCATATATTTTAGTTAGTTCTAATAGGTCTCGTTTTGAAACAAAATGATGTTCATTAAGCACATCTTCTAAGCTTTCGTAATACTCAACTTCTTCTACAAATCGTTCGAGGTAATGACTGCTATCTTGCTCGTAAATCCACTGCCTGTATGGAACTGTATAGTCTTCTAGTAGTCCACTTCCATCGTACGTACAGTAGCCCCCGAAGTCACTGCCTGACTCCTCAAACTCTATCTTGATTTCTAGATTAAATCTTTCTGATAACAATTCCATTAGCAGTGTTGGCGGACCCCATGCGGAATCGCCTTGGATTGTTATGTAGCCCTCCTCTCTATCTGAAGCATGCCAATCTATATCCCACCACCTTGTTCCTACCACATCATAAGGACTGTCTTTGGTTCTGTCAAAGACTTTTTTGCCTAGTATGTGGTTAGTCCAATCGGTTAGGTTGTCAAACTTGTCGTAGTCTTTCATGCGACTTTCCAATATGTCTAGGGTGTCGTCATCTCCTTGTATGGACACCCAATTATAACAGTTATTTGCCATGTTACTCTCTTAATTTAGATTTTATTAATTCTCTTTTGTATTCTTCTTTCCATCGATCCAGACCAAGATGTCTTGTAATTTCTATGTCTGTTGCGTCAAGCAGAGTTCCTTTGTACTCTTCATGTCCACCATCGAATAGTTGTTCATCGATGTCCTCAACGTTCCAATCCATCTGTCTTTCATTAATGATGTCTTGGTAGTGGGCATCGTTATACTTCTCAACGAAGTCTTCGTAGTTGTCTGCTTCTACCTCTACTATTGTTCGAAGTAGTAGCGCTTGGTCAATGATAAACTTTGGCATGGTTTAATTTTTATAGTTTCTAAATAGTTCTGCTCTGTATGATATCTCTGCGGATGATATCTGAATCTCAAACCCATCACCCACCACTATATAAACGCTAATGTCATCATCAATGAATGATTGAATGTCTTGTAATTTAAACCACTCGTTAGCTTCAAAAGCTTCTTGTCTCTGTTCCCTTAACGTCATCATGCTATTTCTATATTTTCGTATAAGTCTTGGTCATGAACTGCGTCTTCAATCAGTTCCACTAAGTAAACTCTGTCCTCCTCTGAGAACATGGAGTACTTGTCATCGTAAAGGCACTCGAAGTCTCCTTCTTCTTTGGATATTTCAATGCTTTGTATTCCATCTGCATAGTCAACGCATACCCTGTACTCTTTACCTTCAAACTCTAGGTCATAATTAATGTGAAGTGTATTCACAAACGTTTCATCGTAATTTAATTTAGTCATGTCTCTCTAAGTTTAGTTAATCTAATTCATCTTCGTCTATAAATGTGGCGTGTTCTTTACAGTCACCACATATACCTGAATCTGTAAACCATTCACTGGCTCCACAGCAATCGCTTATCATTGTTCCCATAGTTTTTTTGCTTCTGTCATTATGTTGTCGTAGACGATGTCTTGGTAGTGGTCGTCGCTTGTTACCTCTCGTATGATATTGT